AACTATTACGCTTCTTTAATTCCTACAGCCGATTCTGGTCTTAATACACCATGACCCATAGCATATTTAGCAACCATTAACGTACCTTGTCTTCTGATGTCGTACTCTTTTTCAACACCTAAATCCATAAGTTTAACTGTACCTACGGCACTTGGGTGAGAAACTAGAGCAACAAAGTTAGTCAAGTTAACAGCTTGTGGGAATGAACCCCCATTAGTTGCTGAACCTTTTTCAGTTGTTGCTGTGACATTTCCAGTTACAAAGTGAGGAACTGGTACTAATTCAATTCCTGCAATTCTTGCAACTTTACCTGATGCAACACCACCATTAGCACCACCACTGAAGTCAACATTGACTGCATTTGTAGCGTTTGCTAATTTGTAGTATTCTTCCAATCTCATAAAGCATTTTCTGCCTTCTGATGGAACATAGTTTGCATCAAGTTCTTTAGCCGCCGCAAAGATAGCATCTATCATTGCATTAGCCGCAGTAGCATCTGTAGTAGATGCGATACCTGTGTTTACTACGTTAGTTGTAGCGTCTCCACCAGTTACGTTTGCACTAGCTAGAGTTGCTTGACCAATAGTTTGTAAGATATGCTTATCTTTTTGGAAAGATAATGCTCTACCCATTTCAGTAGAGTACGCACTTCTTACGTCCCAATGGTTCTTAGCTTCTTCGATATTCGATACGAATACTGAAGATATTAAAAGGTCATTAATTGTAATAACCTTTTCGTTTGAGTTAACATCTGAACCTGTAATTTCAGTTCCAACTGCGTGATACGAAGCACCTACTCTACCCAAAACTGGGAAAGAAGCAGATTTTCCGTTGCTGATACTTCTTACCATATCTGCACCTGCTGTTTTTGAAGCTCTATCAAATGAAGTAATTACTTCACCTGCGAATACTTTTAGAAACAGAGCATCATCTCTAGTTGAACCACTATTTACATTTCCAAATTTAACTGGACTTGCGTTTGCCATATTAGTTCTCCTTGTTATGACGTTAGTTTATAAAAGCCTCTTCAATAAAGTTATTTAGTCAAGATTGTCCTCCGCAGAGGGTCAAGTTATTTGGCTAAATTAAAGTTGGCAGTTGCCACGCATAAGCGTTGCACAACTATGTTAGCAATCCCATTTACGCAAAGCTAATGCTTTACGAGTAGGCTTACCATTTTTTGACATTGCGCCTTTTACACCACTCATTCTTGCACAAAATGATTTACGTCTACCACTTGTTTTAGATTTAGTAGGTGCTTTTAAGTTATGTCCTTTACTTTTAAAGTGCGCTCTTCCTGCGGCGTTTAAGCCGCCTGAAGGACTTTGGTATCTTTTAGCAACCATTATGCTTTCGCAGTTTTGGCGGCTCTCTTAAATTGTTTAGCAGTAGGTCTACCTTTAGCTCCTGCTTTTCGCATTTTTTCACCTGAACCTGCTTTAATTCTAGCACGTTTTTTATGAATGTTTGCGTATAGTCCAGTTCTTGCCATATTATTTTTTCTTTTTACTGCTCATTATTTTTGATTTTAAAGCGGCAGGTAATCTTTTCTGTCCACCTTTTAACGCTTTACTTGGTCTTCCTTTTTTAGAACCGTAAGTTCCTTTTCCCATTGGCATATTTATTTCTCCTTTTTGGTTTTATCTACTAGGGGTACTTTTGATTTTTCAATAATGTCATCTATTTGTTTAAGACAACATTTTGCATGAGTTCGTTTATCAAATCTATCTTTCAATATATCCATAAATTTATCATGGTCAGCAACACCCACAGGGTTTTGTAAAAATGTATCTATTGTTGCAGTATGTTCAGCTTCATCAGCTTCATACCTTTTCTTTAACGCATGTAACCAAGCAATCATATTACAACTCCGAGTTAGCTATTTTGTTTTTAACCATCTCTTGATAAGCAGGGTCTTTAGCATACCTAGAGTCAGACATAGCGGCTGTAACTTCAGCCCAAGATTGATAACCTTGTTCTGTCGTAGGCGTAGCTTTGCCTTGTGTTAAAGTAGGTTCTGAACCATTAACTGATTCATATTTAGCTTTAAGACTATCAACTGCTAATTTAACAGTTTCCATATCTTTACTGTTTACCGCAGTGTTGTATGCTTTTTTTTCACCATCAGTCATATTTTTTGAAGCCCATTCAGCCATTTCTGTGTAGGCTTCATCACCACCTACCATATTTTTAACTGTTGAAGTTTGTTGGTCGCCTATAGCTTTTTGTCCTTCAATAAATTGGTCAACATATTCTTTTGGAATACCTGACTTTTCTAATGCTTTATATGATTCTTCATTTAATTGACCATTTTCAGCATACTCATTAGCTAGATTATTCATGTCAAGTCCTGCATTTTCAACAACATTTTCAGCTATATCTAATTCACCTTTATTTGTTTCTTTAACAGGTGTTGCTTCTTTGACTGCTTCTTCTGTATTAGTACCTAGCTTCGCTTCTAATTCTGCATAAGACTTTGCTAAGTCTTCAACTGAATTAAATTTTTCTGGTAAACCTTCTGGTTTGCTAAGTGTACTATTTTCTTCTACTGGCTTTTCGCTAGTAGTTTCCGCACTTTTTATTTCTACTGTTTCTACCATTTTTTATTCCTCTATTGTGGTTGTGGTTTAGTTGCATTATTAGCAACTGGTGCTACAGCTTTCTCAGCCATTTGCATCATTTGTTCATTTTGCATTTGCTCTTCTTGAGCTTCCTGCTCTTGTGCCATTTGTTCTTGTGACTTTATTAAACCTTCAGTTTCAATTCCTAAACCAGTAGCAATACGCTTAATTAAATCGTCTGGGTTTAATGACTGCACAACGGCAGGATTTATTTGTGCTAAGTTTCCTATTTCTGCAACAAATTCTCTTAATTTTTGTAAATCGTTTCCTCTACCTAATGCTTCAATACCAGTAATAATTGTAGGTCTTACTGATTTTTCAGGTAAAGTTGGTATTTCATTTGCTTGTTCCATTCTTTTCATAAGAATAGTTACTAATGGTAATTGAAATTCTTGTGATAATAATGAATAAACACCACCCATAGCTGTTTCTAATTGTTCAGCCATGTATCTAATTTCTTGTGCTGTAACTCTTTCAGCTTGTCTTTGAATTGCTGTGTGTAGTAAGAAAGCAAATGATAATCTTTCTTCTAATTTTTGTATCATTCGTTCTACAACTTGTAAGTCAAATTGTTTATTGGCTTGTAATACTGTTACATCTTCAGCAGTACCAGTAATAATATCACCGTTTCTACTTAATGATAAATCTTTTTTTCTTGTAACTGCATTTGGTTTAACAAGAAATATTACTTTACTTGAAGCCGCCGCAGACTCTACTAATGATTGTGACAAACCTTCTAATGATTTTAAATCTCCTAAAAATTCTTCTACATATCCTCTACCGTAATCTTCATTATCAACTCTAACCATTCTTAGAGCTTGGTAAGGCATACGTTCTTTATTAAATGTTCCTATAGATTCAGGTATTTTAACACCATTAACTTCTTGACAAACATAAAATTTCTTTTCGTCTAATTTGTATATGTGAGTATATAATTCTATTTCTTCATCTTTTTTATATTCAGGGTCAGCTATAACTTGTGCCGCTATATCTTTGCCTAAAGCTAATATACTTAATTTTTCTTGTATAATTATTTCGCAAACATTACCTGAACTATCTCTTTGACAAACATATTGATGTAAAGGAAATACTCTCATGCTTCCTTTTTTTGGCAAATAAGTTAAGACATTACCTGAAACAATTAAATGTTTTAATGCTTCAAATACAGATACTCTCAAAGCAAGTTGTTCAATTTTATTTGATACTTCTTTTTCTATAATAGCTAAAGATTTTTCTACATCAGATTTTATTTCTTTGTTCTCATCTAACTCTTGTTTTGCTTTACCTGCTATTGATAATCTAAAGAAGGGGGAGTTTGGTGGAAGTAATAATAATAGAAGTTTAGAAGCTAAATTGTTTACACCCCTAGCTCCTACAGATTGGAAGGGGTTATACAAGTCAGAAGATGCTGTAAAACCATCTGGTTGTATTAGAGAAGGAATAGTAACTTCAGAACACTCTTCTGCTCTATCTAAAAAATGTTCTCTGTTTTGTGTTAGTTTTGAATAACGCTGTTTTGCTGTATCTTTTGTAAAATTGTTATCCATGTATTCCATTTATTAAGCTATATTTAAAGTATTGCTAGATGTCGCTGTATTAACTCCACTAGAAGTATTTAATGCAGATGTACCTGACTTTTTCTTAGCTTTCTTTTTAAGTTTTCCATCTTGCTCGTCTGCTGTAACCAATGTTGGAGCTAAGTCATCACCGATAGGTGACATATTAACTGGTGGTGGAGCAGGTTTTACTTCAGGAACTTTAGGTTTTGATAAACACATATTAGTTTTCCGTCCTCTCTTTTAAAGTATTAATAAAATTTACAACGTCACGCTGACCTGCTTTAAAGTACATAGTTTTAGTATCATCTTTTAAATCAGGAGATTTTTCAGGGTAAACTTCATTAAGTAGTTTAACTAAATCATCTACGTTATTTGGTAATGTTAAATCGTCCATTGTATTCGTCTAAAAAGGGAACTTTACTCCCACAAGCTCCCTGTTACTGTACCTTTGTTATATTCTGTAGCTCTATTTTCAAAGAAATTAGCATGTTCTACACCATTTAACACCCAATCTAACCAACCTAAAGGGTTTTGTTTAACACCAAAATTAGGTTTTAATGATAGTTGTAACAGTCTTCTGTCAGCAATATATCTAATATATTGTTTAACTTCTTCTGGTTTTAATCCTCTAATACCACCCATACTAAATGCTAAATCAATGAATCTATCTTCTAATGCAACCATATCTCTAGCTGTTTGATAGATACTTGCTTTAAATTTTTCTGTCCAAATATTAGGATTTTCTTTTATTAGTTGATGAAACAATTTAATCATGCCATCTACGTGATGCGTTTCATCTCTAATAGACCATGTAACTATTTGACACATACCCTTCATTCTTCCGTATCTTTGAAAGTTTAGTAGCATAACAAATGATGCAAACAACTGTAAGCCTTCACCAAATGCAGAAAAACAAGCTATCTCTTTAGCTAATCCTTCTAGTCCTTTACCTTTACTAGCAAATAAATACTCATGTTTATCAGCCATTTCTTTATATTCTTGAAATGCTTTGTATTCTTTATCTGGTAATCCTATTGTATCATTAAGTAATGAATAACTATGTGCATGATTAGCTTCACTTGTAGCAAAAGAAGACAACATCATTCTAACTTCAGGTGATTTAAACTTAGGTATATACTTATCTAAGTATGCTTGAGCTATATCTACGTCACCTTGAGTAAAGAATTTAAGAATTTGTGATATAAGATTCTTTTCTTCTGCACTTAATCTTTCATTCCAGTCTCTTACATCTTCATGTAAAGGTACTTCACTAGGTAGCCAGTGCATTTTTTGTTGCATGTCGTAAGATTCAAAAGCCCATTCGTAATCAAATGGCTTGTAATGTACTCTTTCTTTAAATAAACTCATAGTTTGTTTTTTAACTCCTCTAAATATGTTTGTTCTTCTGAGTGACAACACTCATTGTTGGTTTCTTTTTCTTTAGTATGTGTCTTACATTTCTTCTTTTTAAAAATAGAATCATAATTTTTTTTATATGCTTCAGTAGGAATATGAACACCGTCTCTAATTTTATAATCTTTAAAGCCCATAAATTAATTCTATCCCTTCTATTATAATTATTATTAATAACTCTACTGCTAAAATAGTATGATAAACAGTCCACAAAATAGTTTGTTTAGGTGGTTTTCTTTTTCTACGTTTACGTCTTGGTTTATCCATACCATCAAATATACTACTATCAGTCATTATCCCTCACATGCTAAACAATCTGCTTCTGGTATGATTGTTCTTTCTATTTTTTTAGATACTAATTCTGCACGTTTAATTGCTTCTGAACGACAGTAATAAAGTGTCTTTAATTTTTTCTTCCAAGCTAACATGTGTATGTCATGTAACTCTTTAATGTTTACATCAGCAGGGACAAACACATTAACTGATTGTCCTTGACAAACATATTGTTGTCTATCTGCGGCATGTTCTATTACCCATTGTTGGTTAATTTCAATCGCAGTTTTAAACGTATCTTTTTCATAATCAGATAGCTCTTTAATATGAAGCACTGAGCCTCTATTCGCAAGTATTGAAGTCCAAGTCTTATCATTATTTATCTCCTTTTTTTCTAATAATTTTTCTAAGTATTTATTCTTAACTAAAAAAGAACCTGACATAGTTTTTTGCACATAAGCATTAGCTCTGTATGGTTCTATTGATGGTGATGTTGTACCACAAATAATAGATGAAGAAGCATTGGGTGCAATAGCTAGTAAGTGTGCGTTACGCATACCAGTATTCTCCATGTCTGGTGCTTCACCTCTTTTAACTGCTAATCTTTTAGATTCTTCTACAGCTTGTTCTTTCATTTTTTTAAATATTTTTAGATTTAATGACTTAGCTAAAGCAGATTCAAAAGGTATTCCTTTAGATTGTAAGTAAGCATGGAAACCCATAGCTCCTAAACCTAAACTTCTTTCACTTGCCGCACTAAACCTAGCTCTAAATAATTCATCAGGTGCATTGTCAATAAAATGTTGTAAGACATTATCTAAGAATCTAATTAAATCAGGCACAAACAATGTGTCATTTTTCCACTCATCATATTTTTCTACATTTACAGAAGACAAACAACAAACTGCTGTTCTGTTTTCATTAGTAGGTAAAGTTATTTCAGTACATAAATTAGAATGATTAACTCTTAGTCCTAATTTTTTTTGAGGTTCAGGCAATGATTCATTAACAGTATCTATAAATGAAACATAAGGTTCACCAGTAGCAACTCTTGTTTCTAATATCTTTTGCCACAAGTCTCTAGCTGATACAGTACGTACTACTTTTTTTGTATGTGGGTCTATAAGATTCCAACTGTCATCATAAGTAGGTTCTTTAACACAATGGTCTATTAATTGCATAAATTCATTAGATAAATTTACACCATGATGTAAGTTTAAACATTTTCTGTGCACATCACCACCACTAGGTTTACGCATCTCCATAAATTCTATAATTTCTGGGTGTGATATATCCATGTAAGCGGCATAACTACCACGTCTTGTTTTGCCTTGTGAAAAAGCTAATACTTCTGAGTCTACTACGTGAAGAAAAGGTATTGAACCTGATGATTGACTACCACCTGATGTAGCAGTACCATCACTTCTAACATCACCCCAGTAACCACCGATACCACCACCAACAGAAGCTAACCAAGCATTTTCTGTGTAGTGTCCTGTTAATCCTTCTCTACTATCACCAACATAATTTAAAAAACATGAGATAGGCATACCTCTTTTTGTACCACCGTTAGATAAAATAGGTGTAGAAAACATAAACCAAAGTTTAGAAGCATAGTTATATATACGGTCTGCCATTTCATCATTGTCAGAAAATGCTTTAGCCGCTCTCATAAATCCATCTTGAGGTGATTCTTCTTCAGGTAATAAATACCTGTCTTTTAATGTTGTCTTTCCAAAGTCAGTTAGTAAGTTATCTCTTTCGTAATTTATCATATATGTTTTACCTCTATGTATTTCTCCCTATCCAATGTTAAATAATTTATTTCTGTTGGTTTAAATTGTTCTAGTGCATCAAACACTGTTTGTTTTCTTAATGTACCACAAGTGTATACATCTAATTGTACGACAGCAGGACTATCTTCGTCCCAAGAATGAAACGCTATGTGTGATGTTTCAATAGCTTGTAAACAAGTTAATCCTCTGTTGCCTTTTTTATTTACATACACTGCTACAGTATCACCTAATGGTTTCATGTTTAATTTATCTACTAAATTTATTATCCATTTTTTAATACCATCTATTTCTACAGGTGGTTTTGTAACTATAGCACGTATGATTATGTGTTTGTGTTCAAGCATACACCTCTAGTCTTTTGTATCTGTTACAGTAGGTACACCTTCTTTTTCTATAATAATATCAATGTACTGTTTTGCTTTTTTTAAATCTTCTACGCCACCTTTTTTACGCCAACGTGTAATATATTTTACTACATTACCTTCACAGTAAGTTAACTTATTTTTTATAATGTAATCAATAGGTTCTATTTCTGAGTTAGCATAGTGAGGTGGGTTTTTTATATTGTCCATAACTTAACCTTCCCTGTTTTCTTATTGTATTCACCATGTCTAAGTATGTGTGCGACTCTAGCTTGAGCTAAGGCTTCTTTAACTGAGTAACCTTTGTCTTTGTAGATACCTTTAACTACTTTCCACAAATCTTTTAACTTAACATTAGTGTATTTTTGTATTAGTTTATTAGCAGTAACAACTCCGACACCATCTATGCCATCATATCCGTCAACTTTATCGCCTGTTAAAGTCTGTATCATAAATTGATAGTCAGCTAATCGTTGAGGTATCTGCTCTATTGTTTGTCCATCTTGAGATAAGTTACATGGTACTGTTCGTAAATCTTTATCTATACTGACAACAATTCTTTCTTCATTTAAAGAAGGTTCAGTTGCCATGATACCCATGACATCATCAGCTTCTAAGTTTTTCCAAGACACACCATTGTGTTTTTCCATTACATATTCACGTAATGCTTTTAACACCATAGGTTTACGCTTCTCTCTTCTATTACTTTTGTAAGAAGGTAAGACATCTTTTCTAAAATTGTTAGCATCTGTTAATGTAACAACATAATCATCTGCTGATAGACTAGAACCTAAGTCATCTATCACAGCATCTACATCTGCTTTACATACTTTCTCATCACAATGTAATGTCCATAGACCATCACCCCAGTGTGTATCTATCTCATTGTTAAGAGCAATCTTGTATAACAATATGTCACCATCAATTAGTAACACTCTTTTCTTTTTGTATTTATCACTCATTTACTATTTCCTTTTGTTTTATTTGCATCTAAATTTTTTGCTAAGAATATTTCAGCTAAAGGTATCATTACACATTTACTTCTAAACCCATCACCAACATTTTTAATTTTACTAATATATTTTCTAGCAAGTTTTTTAACAGTACGTGTATCAAAAATTAATCTACAATAATCTTTATCTCCGTCAGCTAATATATGCACCCAGTAATCAGACTTAGTTGCCATAACTCCTGAAGGTTTACCATTACATTCTATTTCTATTGCAATGTTACCACTCTTAAACCACCAGTCTCTCTCTGTCTTAACTTCTAGTTTACCTTCTTTAAGTATTTTTTCTATTCTGTTTTCTCTATCTTGACCGTACTTTAAATCTATATCAAATTTATTATTTTTCATTAATGTGTTCCACTCCAATCATCTCCTATTTTATATTCGCCTGTTAATGGTAATCTTAATTGGAAGTGTTCACCTGTTTTTTGTATTGCTTCAACGGCTAACTTACCAATAGTCTCTGCATCTTTTTCAAGACACTCAACTTGTATTTCGTCATGCACCCAGACAACCTGCTGAGTTTCAGGAATATCCTTAACTAATTTATCAAACTCAACTAACCACTGTTTACACACTAAAGCTCCTGAGCTCTGTAAAAGTGTATTGAGTGCGGCATGGGCTGACCTTACTTTTATCTGTCTTTTATCAAGACCAAGTAAGTGACCACGCTCTGATGCTAATTGTACTTGCTCTATAAGTTTACTAAGAGCAGGTAAATTATTTAAGAATCTTTTTTTAATCTTAGATGCTTCACCAACTTTTTTACCAGTTACTTCAGCTATTCGTTTGACACCACCACCATATAAAAAGCAATAGTAAAATCTTTTTGCTAAATCTCTTGAGTCTAAACCTGCAAGATTCTGTGTCTCTGTATGTATGTCACCTTCTAATACAACTTTAGAGTAATCTCCATTGTCATACTTAGACATAAAGTGAGCTAACATTCTAACTTCTAATCCTGATATATCTATACCAACTAATTTTTTACCAGTAGGTACAGTAAATAAACTTCTACATTCTTTACCAAAAGGTACAGACACACTTGGAATTTGTGCTAGGTTTGGAAACGAGTGACTCGCTCTAGCAGTTACCGTAGAATTAGTATTACAAGTGCCATGTATTTTATTATTCTTCTCATGTTTTAACCATGCTTGTGTACCTGTAGCTAATTGTGCAATTCTTTTATCTAATAAAAAATGCTCACACAATACTTTTGCTTCAGGATATTCTAATTTACTTAACACAGTATCATCTAGTTTTGGTTTACCATCATTAGTAAATTCTTTAGCTTCCCAACCATACTTGTCTTTTAATCTTTGTGCTATGTGATGACGTGAACTAGGATTGAATACAGTTACTCTATCTTTTAATTGTTTACCTGTTTTTTCTGACACTCTGTGCTCAGTAATAGGTAAAAAGATTTTTTGTAATTGTTCTTCTAGCTCTAATCTTCTAGTGTTTAACTTTGTATATAACTCTTGGGCTTTTTCTTTATTAAAAGTAAAACCATATTGTTCTTGTTGAAATATAATCTCTGCAACACTGTGTTCTAAGTCCATTGCTTGTTGTGAGTATTGTTTTTTCTCAATAACATTGAATAAAGTGTGAGTAACATGAACATCTTGAATACAATATTCT